GCCGTCTGCCCCTCGTGGGTCTGTGATGTTATACTTTGTGGGGTCTGCACATCCGTAGTACCGCCCATCGTAACGCATGAATCCTGCGTTGAATTGCCAGACGTTACCCCACAAATCCCAAATTCCTCTGTATGCGACGTGGCTTCGTGATGTACTCTCGTGTTGCAAGAGGTATCCGCTTCCATCACCCATTGTGTCAAACTGTGTCTGAGGTACTGACTGACCCCATGAAACTACTGCATTACCAATTGCAATGTTGAAAACAGCACCGTTGACGGTTATGGTCTGAGTACCATCTAGGTTGTCTGTTACATCTGTTATAAGTCGGTTCTGAGCAATACTATTATTTGAATAACTTGTACCTATCTGAACAGTCATACCAACATAAAAATTAGTAGCTGTATCGGGAATTGTGATTGTGTTGGCACCTGTTGTGCTTGCTACTGCTTGATACTCAACCCCTGAACCGTATGGCATCCCAGAGTTTATACCTTGCCCATACATGCCCTTGTGGTTCAAACCACCACCTTCAATAGTAGAGAGCAAGAAGATTGAGTGTTGTACGTTCGAGTCGTACATCGACCACTTATTGTCACCTTGAGCGTTGAATCCTGCAATAAAGGTAGAATAGCTCGTATTTGTCTGTGGTGCTTCACCGACCCTTGAGCGATAATTCGATCCAGACTTAGAAGCATCAAAACTTGCTGTTAACTGTTCCTTCTTGTACCTGAATCCAAGACGCTTTTTGCGTGAGATATAGATTTTCCTGTGTCCATCAGAGCGTTTATCGCTATACCAGAAAGCAGGGATTCGAGTCATGATTTCACCGTCAAAGGCAATGTATCCTGCTTCATACTGCTCTTTCTTCGTGCCATCAAGCGCAAACTTGACGTGCTTCATTTCAGACCAAGGATACACCGAGTCGAAACTTGAAGTGATAGCTTTTGTACCATCTGGTGCACCTACTGTCATTCCTACAGCATCGAGTAATCGTGTGCAATCACCTGTAGTTTCGTTGATATCCAATCCGTAAACTCGTGTATCTATGAGTTCGTACAATTCCTTGGCATCATTGGCACTGGCGATTTTACCAAGCCCACCGATAAAGTCGTCTACAATGTCGGCTTTTACAGCTTTCTTCGTATCCAACTCCCCCAACGCTCCCCCAATAGTCTCAGCCGAAAGGTCACCAACAGGCGTGAACGTAGCATCTTCGGCATTGTCCTTAATGGACTTGAGTACGCTACCAGCTACTCCAACAGCGCTGTTGAGCGTGTCTAGTTCAACCTTGCTAAGCTTGCCTTGTTCAGCAGATAGAGGAACAGCAACACCACCAGTTGTACGGTCATTAACAATACTTGTGATTGGGGTTTTTGCATTTACCTCACCCTCAATCAGTCCAGCGTTTGTATTTCTAGTTGCCAAGTCGGTAGCTATCTGGTTCGCCAACGCTTCCCTTGTTAAAATTAAAGTCATGTCATTACCTCCCGATTATTATACCACATCCGCCCAAATTAATCCATTCCACATATTCCAAGTATCTTCTAGTTCAGGGTTGGCAGAGAGTTGGAGAACGCTTGAAATGGTTTCCGTCTGCCTATGGAATCCCAAAGATACATCACTTGAAATAGCGGTTTCTTCTTCAACCACGGATACCGAGTCAAATGGTTCTGGAACTGCTTTTCCTTCTAGAAGGATTTCCATTTCCATGACAGCGGTTGCCGAAGCTTGTTCGGATATCTCGTAATCAGAGCCAAATTTGAACTCAATTCCGTTAATATATAGTTTCATGCTTACCCCACATAACTTAGACCTACGTTCTCATCTGAATACTGATACAAAATCCTAGCCAACTTCCTACCATCAATGTACACGTTCCCTGTGATGTTCTGCGAAGATGGTTGGTTGTTAGGTGTGATACTTAACCCGGCTGTTTTAGCGTCTTGCATGAGCCCCCTAGGGATGATTCCTTCGCCATCGTGGATATTAGCTAATTGATCGCCTTTAATAATTCCACCGACTTCATATTTCGCGGCATTAGCGCTGACTATTCCACTAGCAGTGAAAGCCGCCGCACCCCCTGCAAAATAAGGTACACCAAACCCTGCGGCAGGGTTAAGTATGTTTACAACGCCAAGGGCAACTAACTGCACACCGATTGCTTGTAACACATCTGCTAATGCTTTTAATCCAGCTTTTGCGAAAATATCCCAAGATCCTGCACCGTCTACTATTGCTTTTCCCATTTCCGTAAAGGCATCGCCAAAGCTACCTTTCAATGTGTTTATGATTTTTCCGACAGTTCCGGCAGTATCGTTTGCTTCTGCTATTAATTTACTTCCCAAAGACCGCCAAGCATTAGCAACAGTATCCTCATTCTCTCTTATTCCTTTTGCGAGTCCTTCATCAATCCATTTACCAAGTTTAGCCATTAATTTGGAAGGTGATTCTGATTCAAAGAATCCTTTAATCCCATTCCACATTTTTTTACCAACATCGACTATAGCGTCAACAGGTTTTGAAGCCATATCTTTAATGCCTTTAAGTAGTCCACCGATAACATCTTTACCAATTTCCGCCATAGCTTTAGAAGGTGATTTAATACCGAAAAAGTTCTTGAAACCATCGAGCATATTAGAGCCAACTTCCATGATTGTGTCTATTGGTTTTTTAGCTAAGTCCTTGATACCTTTAAGGAGTCCACCAATTATGTCTTTACCAGCTTGCAGAAACTCTGGTATGTAATCAATTAGTTCATCTACCATATCACCCGTCATAGTTCCGATAGCTGTAATTATGGTTGGAATGTTTCTAACTATTGAGGAAGCTAAAGAAACCATTATCCTAATAGCGGCTACGGTTAAAGTGGGTAAATTTGCAACAACAAAATCTAGCAATGAAGTAAAGATATCTCCTATTGAATCCGCTAGCATGTCGGTGTTTTCCGATATCCCTTTAACCAATGCTTCCAGAATGTCGCTAGCGCCATCTATGAGTTTAGGCGCAAGGTCGGTTATCATAGGAATAATTCCGTCTAATACCTCCATGATAGTATCAACTAGAGTTTTAACAAAGTCATCTGTAGCACCTTCCGAACCTTCAAACATCCCTATGACAGAATCTAAAAGATTGTCGAAAGCTGGTATAAACTTCTGCGCTAGGTCAAGTTTTAAGGTCTCAATATTAGCCTTGATTTTATCTATTGAGAATTGAGTACTATCGGTCATTGTCTTAAAGGCTTCATCGGTGGCGCCTGTGGAATTACCCATATCGTCTAAGATTCCTGCGAACTTATCCGCACCATCACCGGCTAGGATTAGAGCGGCTTGTCCAGCTTCGATTGAGCCGAAGAGGTTATTTATTGAAGTGTTTTCTTCTTCTGCGGCAGTAGCAAGGATTCCCATAGCTTCCTGCATCGTTCCGCCTTTCTCAATGAATTGCGTGAACCCTTCACCGGCGACTTTCTGGAAAGCTATGTCAGCGGCAGACCCTTCTTTTCCGAGTTCGTTCACCATACCTCTGAGATTGGTAACAGCTTTAGTAGTCGAGCCCTTACCCATGATAGCGGTCATTGCGGCAGTTGCTCCGGCTACTTCGTCAAATCCGATTCCGAGAGAGGAAGCGATAGGAACAACATCACCCAACTTAGAAGCTAATTCCGGCATAGAAGTTACACCGTCTTTTACTGCGGTGAAGAGCATATCAGAAGCCTGTGCCGCTGTTAGTCCTGTCTTGGCATAGTTGTTCACTACGGTTGATAGAACGCCTACAGAGTCATCTAGTGAAGCTACACCAGCCTTAGCGAGTTTAGTTGCATCCTTTACAAAGTCGAAAACATTCTCTTTCGGAACACCTGCAGAGAGGGCTTGATAGACTGCTGGAATTACATCTTCCGGAAGAACGCCCATCTCTTTAGAAAGGCTTTTTACATCTTCGATCATGGACTCTTTCATTTCTTCAGAAGCACCGGGAATCAAAGTAAAAACCTCGTTCATTTTGTCTTGGAAGGTTACAAAATCTTTGACAGCAGAAACAGAGAAAGCAGTAACAGCCGCAGTAGCCGCACCTAAAGCGATCCCGCCAGCTTTTGCCATAGCGGAAAAACCCTTGGACAGATTACTTTTTAATGAGTTTATCTGACCGTTGATTTTCGAGGTATCAAGTTTTGAATCAATGATTACGCTTCCGTCTGCCATACCAACTCCTACAAGCTATCCCAAAGGCTAGCTATTCCCATTTCTTTTATCGCGTAATGTCTCTTTAGCCGATTGATGCTATCCACATATTCCGCATTGTCTTTCGTTCTCTTCGGTGGTGTCATGCCCCGAATATTTATCACACTCTGTAGTTTCGTGTCCTCCGGTAAAGAGTCAAAGAGTGTCATAAACTTCCACCAATGCAAATCAACTTCGTTAAGGTCGATTTTGTACACTTGCATGAAAGCGGAATACACCCGACTTGAGTCCAATTCCCAATCAAACACCACTTCGCCAGAATCATCGTCAAAGTCTATCCCACGAGAAATATAGTAAGGAATATATGAAGCGAGGCGGGTAATCTTGTCCATATCCCTTACATAATTCCAAGTCGGAAAGAACATCGTTAAAGTCGTTATATCCTTTTCCGTCTGGTCTAGGTCATCATCTTCCAAAAGTCTAAAAAACCTTAGTGGTTGGCGGAAACTTGTGTTAATCGGAAAGTCTCCGTATTCTGTAGGGAGTTTGTCTATTAGTGGATTAAACCCCATATTGACGAGCCTTGTATTGCATACCTTCCGAGACTACGCCACTCAAGAGTACACAAAGGTCCATCAGATTGTAGATATCCTCATACATTACCCTCCAGAGTCGGTCAAAATCTCCAAGAATGAAGTTTACCATTATCTTAGCGGCTTCAAGTACATCTTCTACGTTTCCGGTTTCCTGCATTTTCGCCTGTGCTTGTTCGAAAACCACAAGGTTCTTCTGCGCTTCCTTGATGAAATTGTAATTAGATACTTCAATCTCATAGATTTTCCCAGAGATTTCCACTTCTTCGACTCTCTTTTCAAAATTCAATGTTTTCATACATTCCCCTTTAATTAATTAGTAAAAGTGAAGGGGGTTTTTACACCCCCATTAAGATTAAGCCATTATATCGCCAGATGCGAGAAGCTGAGCCAGATACTTCACAACTCTACCACGTGCGTCGAGTTCATACATGTTCAGATACTTACCAGCGGTAGCGGTTATGTTAGCCGCCGAAGTGTAGGCAATGACAGATACGAAACTATTAGCATTAGGTGCAGTTGTAGCACCGTTTTCAAGCCTATAACCGAGTGTGTTCCCTTCACCCGCAGTAGCCGTGAATTTAGTAGACTTAGAGACAGAGCCAGCCGCAACCGTAGCGGTCAAAGCAGGAGCAGTTCCAGCAGGGGTGAGAGTTCTAGGCCCGTTGAAATGAATCTCGAAACTGCCTTCCTGTTTCCCAGCAGGATCGCCACTAGGTGGAACGATGTTCGCTATAGTACAGAGCCCGGATTTCTGGTTTCCGTCTGCCAGAGAATAGCGAGCCTGAGTGTCTCTATTGCTTCCATACTTCTCGATCAAGTTCAAAACATAGTCCTGATAGGGTTCGCCAACGAATCTATCAAAGCCTACTGATATGGTTGTCTGTCCACCCGTAACCATTGATTCCCCGTTTCCTTCTCCGTCCATGTACTGAGCCTGATCAACCACCTCGTTAGGCGACGGGACTCGACTTTTTACACCTTTAGCGACTGCAATCCAATTAGGAGTGCCCCCGTAGTTGTTGTCAATTTCCAGTAATTCTTGATATCCAAGTGTTGCCTGTGCCATAATTTAATCCTCCATGTAATAATCTAAAGTAAATGATGAAATATATATTCGTTCATTCAACAGAGTTTTCTGTATGAAATGAGCAGAAGTAATAGTTTCCGACTTGATAAACTGAACGCCATTTTCAGTTTCAAATCCTTCGGGCAAATCTAAGACTTGTTCAGCGAGAAAGAGAAGTGCCACTGCCTCTTGAGCATCGACATTCCTAGCGTACAATGAGTAAGAGAAAACGCCTGCTCTGCTCTTATCCATATACCGGGTTTCCACGGATTGACCGGGATCGCTTCGTATCATCAAGCGTGTGGATTCATCATCATAGAATGAATCAACGTCAGTAATGACAATTCCGTTAGCCGTTAAGAAGTCCACAAGTTCGGTTATTATTCTCATGCAAAAGTCCTTTGAACCATCGAGAGCCAGTCCTTCTTATATCGTTTCTTCGCTTCCTCGAACCATTTAGGCATAGCGTTTTCATTAGGAACTTTAGCAAAGTTGAAATCTACTCCGTAGTACATTTTCTTAGCGTAAGGTTCATCCCAAATAACCTTTCCACTTCCCGGTACACTAGCACGAACACCCGAAGTCTCTAGAGTGCCTTGGTCTTTTGGACAAAAATAGTTTGAATCCTTTACTACTTGTGTGTCTAGCGCAAATTGAACAATACCATCCATTCGGTTGGTAAGGCGTTTTGCAACTTT